CAGTATATCTAATACAATACTTATTGATGGTAACTATATTAATGCTGGAGCTTATGATACGATAATTCCGCCCACCACAACATTTGCATATGATATGGGTATTAGCACAGCTCATGACGCAACGATCTCTCATAATACTATATTAAATCTCAATCAAGTTATATCTGGACAACCACCAATTGGGATATATTTAAATACTGTTGGTAATCTTAATATTCATTCGGATATTAATCACAATAAATTATATCGTTTTAATATTTCTTGGCAGGCATACATATATTCTGGTCTTTCTGGTAATCATACTGTAGCATTTAATTTCTTTGATCAATTTACTCCAGATGGAACTAATACCACAAATCAAATTATTGGAAACACTAGCTTCTCTAGTATTCATAATAATCATAATCAGTTTATTAATGTTCCAATTTCTTTACTAGACGGTAGTACATATTATTCATCTGTTGGAGGTGCCGCCGTCTCTTCCACTGGACCGGCAACAGGCTCTCCATTCAACAGATCAGACGTAGTGTTTGCTGATGTAGAGCCTGGTAACGTAGATATTTTCAAATATAGCCCATCTACTACAGTTGGTCCGGGCTCTCAATATACGGGTATTATTGAGTTTGTAACTCCATCACCAAATACTCAAGTATCGAACCATAGAAATATTTCTTTCGTTATTCCATTGACCAACCTTTTACCTTCAGGAGTAAAAATACTTCAAGTTCAATTAGGAATGTGTATTAAATATCAAGGAGCATCCTCTTTAGATATAAGTTCTAATACTAATAACGCAATAACTTTAATTTTAACAAAATCTACAAACAGCTTGTCAACTATTGCTGGAAAACCTATTACTGACGTAGCTGCCAATGTCTTTCCAACTTTTCCGGGATTTGGTAGTACTGGAACCGATTATAGTGCCGCTGCTTTTAGCCAACAATATTACACGGTCCTTATTGCCTCATCTCCATCTTCTGGATCTAATTATTCCGTAGTAACTCCGGCTACGGCGCAGGGCGCCACTCAATTTTTAACTTTAACAGGAGCCCCTGGAACTTATACAACTTCTTTTAATGAAAGAATTTTCGCTCAAGTAGATGTAAACTTTTTAAGAACTGGTGGTTCCAATACTACAGATCAGGTTTATTTTTATCTTTCTCCACTTTTAATAACTTATACTTGGTGATAATTTATGTCCAGTAATAATTTCTCAAAATCAGATCTTTTTGGATTGCATGATATTATTCAATCTTCAATGATTGTTTATCCTAAAGAAATGATAATTAGTTTTTTGAGAAATTTTTTTTCTAAAGATAGTTATTATCATTATTCTAAAGATCAGTGGGGTTTTCCAAATACTACAGATCACACTGATTTACCGCCGGGAGCCGATATTCCTACACAATATAATCAATTTGGTGCCAATCAGGAGGGCGTTAGTACCAGATTATTTATTGGAGAAAATTATCGTTATGATGGAATTTATTACCCTTCTATTTTGGTCAAAAATGGTGGAACACGTTATGTCCCTATCTCTATAAATAGAGATAAGGGAGGTTTAGAATATGAAAATGTTGCTTTCGTAGATGGATATGGTAATACGACTTTAATATCAAGACCGGCTTTCTTTTATACTGCTGGAGCTTGGGAAGGATCTATCATTATTGATGTTATAACTCGTAGTTTACGATCCAGAGATGATTTAGTAGAATTAATAGCCATGTGTTTTACCGATATTGTTTTTGATTCTCTTTACGACGTTGGAATAATTGTTAAACCAATTCAAATTGGTGCTCCCTCTGAAAGCGATGATAGAAATGACAAGCTATTTAGGCAAACTTTAACATTAGATATAAGAACGGAATGGAGACGAGAAATACCTGTAGGCAACCTTATTGATACTATTCTTTTTACAATTAATTTTCAAGATATATCTTCCCCCAATAGTCCTGTTGCCGCCAATTTAACCATCAATACAGAGGTAAGTTTAACTGATATGCTACTAAAAATGTAATATGTAAGCAAAATAATAAAATGTATTAATATATCACCAAGAATAGTAATATTAATACATTTTATTGAGACAATCTATAAAACTGAGTGAGAAGGACTAAATATGACCAGCCCAAATATTCCAGGCGCAGCAGGCGCATTACCAGGAGCATTTACAGATGTAATTACTGTATCAAGTGGTGTCAGCGTTCCTGGTGGTTTGCGTATCGCAGCCATAATCGGCGAAGGATCAGCAACTGAAACTATCGTTGCTAGTGCTATTGGTGGCGGACAAGATGGTTTAAATGCAACATATACCTCCACCACTGGTGCTGATGGAAGGCATTTTACATTATCTAATTTTCCCCTAATTGCTAATAGAACTACAATTTTTAAAAATGGTATTCCGCTTACTGGTATTGAAGGAACTATTACTGCTACCACTACTTTTAGTGATAATTTTGATTATATGCTAGATATAACTAATGGTCATTTGCTTTTACAAGCTGGACATTTAAAAGATCAGGGCGGAACTTTTTATGTCCCCCTTACCACTAACGTTGGGCAAGGAGTTTTAAACGGACTTGAATTAGTGGATGCTAATGCTCAACCAGAAATATGGACCATTCGTTGTATTAAAGTTCAAAGAGATGCAATGAATCAACCAATTGCTGGAACAGCTTCATTTTTAGCTTTCGGCTCTATTTCTGGCGCTTTATTAGATGCTAATGGTAACCCTATTATTTGGATAGCAAATAATCAAACAGTTTCTAATGGTATTTTGAGTTTTTCAATCCAAGAAAGTCAATCTATGAATGTTACTATCTCCCCATTCCGTGAGGGAGATGCTTTTACTATCGAAATTGCCAGCGGCGTTTTAGTTAAAAATGACTCTATTACTTCAAGTGAAATTCCAGTTTTAAATTTAAATAATCCAGCCATTTATAATGGAATGGGTCAAGTTATTAGTGCTTTTGGTGTCCCAAGCACTCGCAACTCTTCTGCCAATAGTAATGGTAACAATCTTTCTCTAGGATGCCAATTAGCTTTTGCTAACAATGCCCCCTCTGTTTTAGCTGTGCAAGCGGCACCTCCATTACCACGTAGGACCTCATATATTTTAGATCCATCAGTTAACTCTTTGTCAACTAATCCGGATGATTTTATTTTTCCACTACCTCCTGGTGTCGTTCCAGATTTTAATTCAGATATTCATTTCTTTGTGCAAAATAATACTACTTTAATTGAAAATCAAATACTACCCAATAAACAAACTTATTATACTTTGGGAACGGCTGGACAACCAACTGAAAATCAATTTATTTTCAGTAACGCCCCTGCACCAGGCGGGTTTTCTTATTTCTATACTGTAGTTCAAAGTTTTGAGGAAGTAGACACTGGTTTTGATGGTTATATCGGTAGATTACCAGCTTTCGGAACTACTGCCGTCTTTAGGTCTTCTATTACTTTTGACTCTACTGCTGTTGGTAAATTATTAAAAGTAATAGACTCTAATAACAAGGCCAATATTGGAACTTTCAATATTACAGCGGTATCTAATGGCCAATTGTCTATACAAACAATTACTTCCGGAGAACCTGGCGATCCAATTCCTTTCCCAAGCCCAAGCGGATTTCCAGACTTTGTTTCTAAAACTCCAGAATCTTTCCAATTAATTTATATTCCTACCGGATTGGTAGTAGCTGGTAGTGCTGGTACCGATGGGCAATTAGTAGCTTTCTTAAATACTGCTACTGCCACTCTAACCAGTACTGCAATTAATTTTGGACATTTTGATTTGCCGGCTACTTTAGCAGCTGATTATAGATTAAAAATCAACGGATCTACTGTTGGAAATAATGGTTTATATGATATTATTGGATATAATTCTGGAACCAATACTTTAACTCTAAAAATGGCTTTCGTTAGCGAAAATAATTTAAGATATGAAATCTTGGATCCAACTTTACAAAGCAATTATATCGTAGTAAATCATAATGTGGTTCCAAACGGAAATCAATTAAGAGTAACCATTGTAGATGCTCGTGATGCATCTTTCTATGATGCTGGATGGATTAAAGCTCTTGCCTCTTTAGAAAAAGTTGAGTGTGATATAGTGGTTCCACTACCAGCACAAACTATTTCTGTTATTTTCCAAAATACTTTGAGTCATTGTATTAGCATGAGCAGTATTCGTAATAAGAAAGAAAGGGTAATGTTTGCCGGAGCCATCAGTGGATTAACTCCAGATAATGTATCAGGTAACACCCTTGCTGCTGTTGAAAATATCGGAATTTTAGAAGGTATTCAGGGAGAAACAGTAACAGATATTTTGTCTGGCAATATTGAAGATTTGGCCAACTACTCTGTTCCGGATGCTTTTGGAAATACTTTCCGCTGTGTATATTTCTATCCCGATCAAATTGTGGTTCAAGCTGGCGGTAACAATGTTCTGATCGATGGGTTCTATTTAGCTGCAGCCGCCGCTGGATATGAAGCAGCAGATACTATTATACAAAACCCTCTAACTAAAAAAGTTTTATCTGGTTTCACTATTTTGAGAAACAAACAATTCTCCACCGCTGTTCTTGAGCAATTAGCTGCAGCTGGAGTCACTACTCTACAACCAGTAGCTGGTGGAGGGAGCGTAGTTTGGGGCATTACTACCTCACAAAGTGGTTTTATTGAAGAGAGAGAAATCTCTATTGTTTTCATCCGAGATAGGGTAGCTAAAACCTTAAGAGCTGGATTCGTTGGTTTTATTGGTCAACCACAAACCCCAGATACGGCTAATATTTTAAATACTCGTGCAGTTATTCTATTGAACTCTTTAATAGCACAAGGTTTAATTACTGCTTATACGGGATTATCGGTCGCACAAGATGCAGTTGATCCAACTCAATGGGATATAACAGTGGCTGTTAAACCTACATATCCTGTAAACTTTATTTATATTAAGGTAAGCTTAGGTCAAGTATAATATAAATATGCATAAAACAATATATCGAATAGCTATATAATACAAGGACTTTTAAATGGTAACATCCGCACCCAACACTGGCTCTACACTTTACGGAACCGCCCAAGGTCCGCAGATCAATAAGACCAGCACCGCTATTTCCACTAATATTATTATTATGGTTAATGATCGTGCAGTTGGCGCAGTCCAACAAATGGCCATTAATGAGAAACGCAGTATTAGAATGATTGATGAAGTAGGAACCGATGGTCATATCGATTCTGTTCCAAATCAATCAACCAATATAAGCGGCAGCTGTCAAAGAATCAGGTTTGATAGACTAAGAGTTGCTGAAGCCTTTAGTCGTGGATTTATTCACGCAGCATCTCAAGTATATCCTTTTGATATTGTCATTCTTGATAAACAAAAAAGAAATCAAGGTAGCCAGATTTCTACTGTTATTAAAAACGTCTGGATTAGTGGTTTAAGCTATACTTATCAAGCTAATGACTGGGTTATTACTGATAACATGGAGTGGGAAGCCGAAACTATTTATAGCTTCTTGAATAATGGCAGTAGTAATGTGGCCAGCTCTGGGAACCCAGTTGCCCAAGGAGGCGAAATTGGAGTGGTTCATATGGGTGGCGGTGCCTTTGGTAATACCAATATCATTAGTGGCGATGGTGTTGTTAATATCGAACAATTGGTAGATACTGGAGCTGGTGGTCGTAGAGGATCATTAGACGCGGCGGGATTAATAGATCTTGGAAGTGACACATCACTTTTCTAAAATAGTGTTATATCCGTAGCTAACTCTATCGGCAGTTTTCAGAAGAAACTCGGAAGAGAATGTCAGAGGCGGCTAAAAATAGGAAAAGAAACAGGTTATAGATAATCCGCTATAATTTAAGTTTAACTAAATATTTAAATATCCTAACTGTTTATGTTATATATTCAGTTAGGATATTTGTTTTTGGAGTTAAACATGCCATCATTTGAAAGCCCTTTGACCAATAAAAAATTTGCCGCCCAACCAATGCGAGATATTGAGGTTCCCGATGAGAGCGGATATAATCAACCGCCCCCAAATATGGGACCTAAATTTAATCCATCCGTTTCTCATCGTATGGATCCTAATTTTTCAGAGCAAGACATTCAGGATTTTCAAAATCGTATGAATGCTAATATGAATCCTGATTCAAATTTATCTGATATTGAACGAGAAATTAAACATCAGCGCGAAGAAAAAATTCGTGGACAAACCCATCTTAATGATGGTGCCCGACGTCGTATTGAGATGCTAATCGGTATGACCCGTCTTTATAAAACAGTAATTATCGATGAAAACAATACTTTTGCATTACAAACGTTAAAGGGCAAGGAAAAAAGAGAGGCTATTGTTGCTGCTTCTCAATTCGATCGCACCGTAGAGTCTCCTTTTGAAATTAGACTTCAATTTTTAGCCAGAGCCCTTACTCATGTGGCCAACGTCCCTATCGAACAATTTATTGGAAGCAATTCATTAGGGGCCAAATTAGAATTCATAGAAGAATTAGATGATATTCTTTTAAATAGGTTAATGGATGAATATACCGCTCTTGATAAAGAGGCACAAAATAAATATAGTATGCAGACTGTAGAACAGGCTAAGGAGATCGCCGAAGACTTAAAAAAATAATATTAGAACCGGAACATCGTTTTATCTGGGAACTATGCAAGATTTACCAGAAAACTCCCGATGATCCATTTTTTGAAGAGATGGATCCGGTTCTAAAAAGATGGTTATTTGAAAATTGGTTGGGAGATAGAAAAGACTCCGCTGAATTAGCTAAAAATCATGCATATCTATTAGCCTCTTTTGATCATGCAGATGTCGTTAAACAGTTACTAGGGCAAGGAAATGTTCACGTTTCAAGCGAAGAAGAATTTGAAGAATCCAGTAAAATGGTTAAAGATCAAATAGATTTAGAGTCTTTAAGTTTAATTAAAAAATTAAACAAAAATAATCAAGGAGCAAGAAGAAAGCGAAGAAAAATTGTTGATAAATAAAAGGTAATAAATGACTAATACTCCCCCAACTGGCACAACACCCGATCCTACTACACCAGCCAATGCTGCTCAAGATCCTACCGCTGTCAATAATTCAACTGCTGCCCTGATTGCTAATAATCGAGCTCAAACCATTCAAGGAGACTTGTTAAAACAGAACTCTGTTTTTATGTCTACTATGAATGATAATATGAATACTGCCACAGCTTCTTTAAAGTTAATGGGAGAATATATTTCTAAAGGTAATGAAGGTTTTACCAAATTAAGTAATAGTGTTTCTTCTTATATGAATGAGCTTAATAGCAGCGCTGATATTACCACTAGTAATATGACAAAAATGGGATTAGCCATTACGGCTGTAGTTGGAGCTTCGGAACCTTTTAGAAATTGGCAAGCAGATGGTTTAACCACCTTTTCAAGTCAAATTAATGATTTGGTGACGGCTGCCGGAACTTCTTTAGGGGCGTTAAATTCTTTGGCTAAAACTATGGGAATTAACATTCCATCTTCTATAAAGGGTTCCGCAGAAGCCATTGGCTCTTTTATTAAAAATACCGCATCTGCCGCTGATTATTCTCTTAAAACAGAAGATGTTTATATTAAAATGGCGTCGCGCACTGGTGAATTGGGACAAAGCTATCTTAATTTAAGTAAAAATACTGAGCACATGAACGCTATGGTAGCCAACCAAATTTCTCAATTCACAGAGGCATCTAAAGCCACTAATATTAGCATTGATGATGCTCAAAAATATTATGTGGCCTTAAAGGCTATCCCCGGAGCTATGGCTCAAATGACTGAATCCGATGCTCACGCCATGGGTGGAGTTAGCGACTTAACTAAAACTATTCAGTTGGCCCGCGGGACTGGTCGAGACTACGCAGATGTAGTTAATGATATGCATGAGGCAGTTAGAAACTATAATGCCACCATTCCAGAGGCCATGAGGTTTACAGAACAGATTTCGGAAGTTTCCGCTAATTATCACGTAGAATTAGAGGATGTTAGAAAATCCTTAACAGGAACTTCTGAAGCTTTAAAAATGTTCGGCAATGAAGGAGATGGTGCTGCCGCTATTTTAAATGAATATGTTGGTTCCCTTAAAGCTACGGGTATTAGTGGTGCCGTAGCTACCGATATTGTTAGTAATATGACAAGACAATTGGGGCAGCTTACTATTGCTCAAAAGGGATTTTTATCAGCACAATCAGGTGGCGCTGGTGGACTGCAAGGATCATTTCAAATAGATAATT